CTGCCGTCGCCCTTATTTGCTGCCGGGGATGCCATGGAAACTCACCTTCCCGCCGGTCAGGTGGATGCCTGAGGGTTTTCCCTAAAGCCTGCAGCCTAAAGCCTGCAGCCTGTCCTAATCTTCAGCGTGCGTGATCTCGAACGTCATCCGCGTGTGGAACCTCACCCGCGGCTCTGCGTCCTCGATCTCGATCACCTCGTCCTGCTGGCTCAGCAAACGGATCGGGTTCACGCTGATGGCATAGTCGTCATGCCCCAGCGTCCCATTCACGCGCCCGTTGAGCAGGCGGCGCACGGTCTCCGATAGCTGCTCGAGCCGGATGCTGTCGCTCGTCGACCAGCAGTCAATATAAATGGTCTGCTGGGCGAGTCCTGCGTTTCCGCCCAGGTGCTGCTCGTGCTCGCTGTTTGCCCGCAGGTACGTGATCCACGATCCGCTCTTCGCCGTTCCGGCGGGCGCTGCAAACGGGTAGACCCGCGTTCCGACGAGCGCCTGAATCCCCTCGTCCTCGGTCAGTTCGCTGTACAGCGCTGCCTTGATACCTGCGCCCATCGGTTCACCATTACGCGGTCAGCTCTCCGCCGCTGGGGCCCATGCCCAGTTCGCTGAGCGCCCCGCGCAGCTCGCGGTTGTTCGTGGCCCATTCCTTCTCGATGCCCTTGCGGATATCGCCGGTGATAGCCGGCAACTCGGTAGCGGCCATGCGGTCCGTCGTGTCGCGGTACATCCGACGTTCCCGAATGCCGTCGGCCGGCGCTCCGTACTCCAGCACCGCCGGGTAGTACCCCTTGTCATCCAGGCTGATGCCCAGCTCGGACCGTGGAGGAAGCGGAACCACGGCGCCCACGCTGAACTTTTTCCCGGTCAGCACCTTCGCATTGCTGCGGGACACCGCATCCCGCAAGGCTCCGGTCAGCACCGGCATCGCCGGCACCAGCTGCTTTTTGATGCGCGCCGCGCTCCGCCGCAGGGCCTGCCTCACGACGCGTTTTTGCACCTTGTCGGGCAGCGTCCCCAGCGCCTCGATCAGGTCGACGTCACCCAGCACCGAAATATCAACAACCGCGGCCATCGCTCACACCGCCTCAATGCACTCGCATTCGATCCACGTCTTGGAATCGTCCGGGTCGCGCACTGTGAGGATGCTCAACACGCGGCCGCCGTTGCGAACCTTGATGCGATGTGCCGGAGTTACCTCGCAGAAGCGGAGCGTGACCGCTTTCGTAGCCGACGTCGTTACAGCGCCGCCTTCGATCTTCTCCTTACCGCCAACGGATCGAAAGTTTGCCCACTGCGGATTCGGCAGCGAAGCATCCGGCGCCCACGTCTTATGCTCGCCGCCCTGCGCGTCGCGCACCACGGTCGCCGCTTCGATCCATACCCCGTCGCGTAAGTCGCGTGCGTGCATATGTCATCGCCCTTAAAGCACCCCGTACCGCCCGGCCATGTGCAGCAGCGCCTTGACCGTGTCGCCGAGCACAAAACCGATCAGCTTCACGTTGCCGGACGCGCCCGCGGTCGAATCGTCTGGCGGGTCGTACATCGCCCGCACCATCTGCATCAGGGCCGTCCGGATCGTTGCCGGCACATCGCTGGCCGCCAGCCCGTAGCCGCAGATGTAGGTCACGCGGATCGCGCCGCTCACCCCCTGGTGAGACGGCCATGTCGCGTTGTACGCCGGCTCAATTCGGCCCGGCTTCTTCGTCGAGTGCACGCTGTACAGCGCCGTGTTCAGCGTCTGTTCGGAGCCCGCTTCGTCGAGGTATTTGACGCTGGTCACCTGCACCAGCGGCGGGTAGGCCAGGCCCTCCCGCACCAGGTCGCCCCAACAGTCGAACTTCTGCAGCCGCGTCGCCCGGATGAACTGCTGCCCGCAGAACTCCTGCGCCAACTCGGTCGCGGCGGCGACGAATCCAGCGATCGCCTCGAGCTCCGTTGGATCGGTCTGCCGCAGGAATGCGGCGGCGTCCGCGATCTCAATCGCGGTACCGTCCGGCGGCGTCACCATGGAAACGTCGTAGCTCATGAGAATCAGGCTGCAGGCTTCAGGTCCGTGTGCCACTGCTCTGCGAGCAGTGCTGTTTTTCTCAAGCCTCAGGCCTCAAGCCGCTCTCAGTAGTCCCCGAGGTTGATCCACGTGATGGTGATGGTCCCATTCACTGTGCAGGTGTCATCTGCGGTGGCGTCGTTGGCTTCGAACAGGCCGTTGAAAAAATAGTCCACGGCCGTGGTGTGCCCGTCGTAATCGACGCCGAAACCGCTGGTGTTCACCGATTGCAGCGTGGCACGATTAAGGCCGGAAGCGTCGGACAGATCGCCCTCGATCTTGACAATCACGTCCTGCTCAGTGGTGGCCAGCGCTTCATTGTCGACGCCGGCCGTCGCGGTGCCCACGCCAAAATCGAACGTAGCGGTATCCGCGAGCCCGCTCGAATTGCAGTCCACCGTCAGGTTACACGTCGCGCCCAGCATCTTGATAAAGCCCTGCGGACCTTCGTAGAGCTTGATCGACGCGTGGGACCCGGCCGTGGTGTGATCGGTGAAGTACATGGAGACGGCGGTGAACGTCCAGACCGTCTGGTGCACACCGAGGTCACCGTACTCCGCGAGCGTCAGGCCCGTGGTCGTGACGGTGGGATGCCCGGCAATGGTCCCGGCTCCCTGGTAGTTCTCCAGCGACCCGGTCGACGTGATCACCATCCGGTTTCCGTTGGCGTCTTTGTAGACGCCCGTCTGCGCGACCGCCGCGGCGGCCATGCTCAACAGCAGCAACAGGACGGAAAGCGCCGCCGGCTTCGCGGCGTTCTTGCCGTTGCCGTTCTTTTTCGGCGCGGCCGCCGGCTTCGCGGCGTTCTCCGGAGGCAGCTTATCCGCCGTCTCTGGAGTCGGGCGATGCGACTTCAGTGCCTTGGCGTCGGGCTCGGCGCGCTCGGCGTAGCCGGCGGTGATGAGCCGACCACCCTCCGCGTCTGAGACCTCGATGACGTCCCCGGGCTTGTAGGCCGCGTGATCTTCCACGCGGGAAGTGAGCAGTTTGACCTTCATGGCTTCGATTCTCGCTCGCCGGATCTATCCTCTTAACTGCGGGTCGGCCGGAGGAAACGGACCGGCGAAGGCGCTTCCAACCGGTCCGACCCGCTTTACTTTGCAACAGGCGCGAGGCCTGCGGATCGTTATTTTCCTACAGCCTGCAGCCTAAAGCCTGCAGTCTGCTTACTACGGCTGCAGCAGAACCTTGATCGGATTGGTTCCGCCGTTGATGTACTCGGAGTCGCCGCGCATGAAGGCGATGAACACCTCCTGATCGAACTCGGCGCGCCGCTCGACCAGCCGCTTCACGCGGATCTCCGCCACCTCGCGGACCACGAACTTGCTGAAGTCGCCGAACAGCGCCGTCTTGTTGCCGCTGGCGATGCTCGAGGCCATGTCCTGGTTGATGGTGTACGGGTAGCCGAACACGCGATCGGACTCCCCGACCAGCATGCCCTGCTGCCAGTAGTACCGGCCCTCGCCGTCCTTCATCTTGCGGATGGCGAGCATGATCGCATCGTGGAACATGAACCGCGCCGCCGTGCGGTAGGCCGGGTCCACGGAGTGGATCATGTCCAGGAACTCGTCCGGAACGAGCGCGGTCGCACTGGCGGCCGTCTTGCCCGTGCTGGCGCCGTTGCTCGCGGCGATGAGGCCCTGCGGCTGGCTGGAGCCCGAACCCGTCGTGTAGTACGTGTTCATGATCCGGCCGAGGCGTTCGCCGAGCATGCTGCCCAGCTCGGTGGCCAAATTGAACGCCGAGTCCTGCAGCAATTCGACGGGCACGGCCACCGCCTTGCTGGAGAACTTGTAGGCGTTGAGCAGCTTCTGCCCGAACGTCACCGCCTGCATCGCCACTTCCGTGTTGATGCCGATGAGCTCACCGGTGTTGCCGGTGTCGTTGGTGGTCGGCCACTCGAGTTGATTGCCGCTCGCGGTGCGCAGGATGCGCGCCGCCTGCAGGATCCCGCCGAACTGCAGGCGGGCCCGCTCCAATTCGGCCACGAAACCCGTCGGAATGACGTAGCCGCCGGCCGTGGTGGTCACGGTCTGCGGACCGTCGCCGAAGGCCCGGCGCTCGGCGCCATTGCGGACGGCGCTGCGCACGCGGTCATACTGCGGATCGAGCACGACCTTGAGCTCGCGGGCGCGCGGGTTCATGCCCACAGCCTTGCACGCCTCGACGTGCCGCTTGGTCAGGCCCCGCCCGCTCTGCTTGCGGCACCACGCCTGCAGGGCGAGGTTGCGGTTTTCCTCGACGCTGGCCGAATCCTCGTGGTCGCGTGGATCGTGCCGGCGGTCGCCGCGGCCGGGTT